CACATAAGGAATCCTTACATGACAAATTTGAAAATGTCACAAGGTTTGATAAAGTAAAAGGATTTTCCCGTATAGTACAATGACAAAATTTGTTCGCAGACCAGTAGATCTTAGTCAAGACTTCAAAAAATCTGGAATGACTCTCATTACCGACCCTGCATCTGACAGGTATCTCAATGAATACTCCAAATTGGCAACATCACAGCAAGAAAGAACAAAAACGGAAACTGAAACCTCAAGCACTACGCCAACGTAAAGAAGCGTTGAGATACTTGAAGTTAAAATTAAATGTAACAAAAACTACATTAAGTTAGGATACGCTGACTATATAATACAGAATTGGAGAATATGATGAACTAAACCTCATATTTATCATGAAAAATGTAATCGGAGGTATCATGCACAATCTCATTTCACATAATCAATTGGCGGGTTGGAAACAAAGCGTTAATCACTTGACAAAAACACTAGATCGAGCGATGGATGAGTCTGATCTATTAAACGACTATTACGACTGCCTAATTGAATGCGATGATGATCAAAGTAAATGTAAACGTATTTGTAGGAGTATTCTTTCATAACCAACCATAGACACTTTAGAAACTGTCACTGAGGGCCCTCACCGAAAGGTGGGGGTTTAGTATTATAGGTACAACCGAGAGAAACCTATGGCGGTCAACCACGAAATCAAATCACAACTCGCCAAACTCCTTGCCACTGAGGACCTGATCGTAGAACACAAGCACGTTGACACTGCTTGCTTTAACGTTCACACCCGTGTGCTGACGCTTCCGATGTGGGAGAAGGCGAGTAACACTGTCTATGATATGCTGGTTGGACATGAGGTGGGTCATGCTTTGTATACTCCTAATGAGAACTGGTTGGAGAAAGTTGCTATCCCACCTCAGTTTGTAAACGTGGTAGAGGACGCACGTATTGAAAAATTGATGAAGCGTCGTTATGCTGGACTTGCAAAGACATTCTTTAAAGGTTATCAAGAACTTAATGACGAAGACTTTTTCTCTATATCTGATGAGTGCGTTGCTGATTTTAATCTTGCTGATCGTGCAAATCTATACTTTAAGGTCGGCAATTTTGTAGATATTTCTTTCACTGATGATGAACAGGTCATTATCGATAAGATCAATAATATTGAGACTTTTGATGAAGCACTGAAGGTTGCTGAGGAACTCTATCTCTTCTGTAAGAAGGAGAAAGAAGAGGAAGAGATTCCTAACCTCACACCACCACCTGAGGTTCAGGAGGGCAGTGCTCAGGGTTCCTCTACTCCTACACAGCAGCAAGGTATTTCGGAGGACTCTGGTGAGGGATCTGGGTCATCCTCTGAGTCTCGGGTATCATCTCAGAGCACGAGTGAGGCACCTGTCTCTGGTAGTGATGATCAGGTTGATATTGAACCTGAAGTTAAAACTGCCGAATCTCTCCAGGATAAACTGCAAGACCTTGTTGAATCTTCTGGTTGTGAGAATCTATATGTGGAAATTCCTAAGGTTGATCTTAAGCACATTATCGCATCAAACGTAGATGTTCATCAGGAGATTGATCGTTGGTTTGATATGCAATCCGAGAATGCTGAAGAGGGTAATAGCATCTTTGGTCCTGACATCTTCAAGATTGCGGATGAGGCATATACAAAGTTCAAGCGATCTGCTCAGAAAGAAGTAGGATATCTAGTTAAGGAGTTTGAGTGTAAGAAAGCAGCAGACTCTTATGCTCGTTCAACTACTTCTCGTACTGGTGTTCTTGATACTTCAAGACTTCATACCTATAAGTATAATGAAGACCTCTTTAAGAAGGTCTCCGTGATTCCTGATGGCAAGAATCACGGACTTATCTTTATCCTTGATTGGAGCGGTTCTATGAGTCGTGTCTTGCTCGATACTTGCAAGCAACTCTTTAATCTGCTGTGGTTCTGTAAGAAAGTTTCGATTCCCTTTGAAGTATATGCTTTCTCAAATGAGTGGAAGCGTGTGATGCGTGGGCAAGATTATTCTGGATCTTATGAGAAGAAGGAGAATCTGCTCGCAGTAAGCGAAGAGTTCTCCCTAATGAATCTTCTCACCAGTAAAGTTAATGGTAAGACTCTTGAGCACCAGATGATTAACATCTGGCGTATTTCTAAGGCATATGGTGACAACTATCGCTGTCATTATTCCACACCTACTCGTCTGGGACTGTCTGGAACTCCACTGAATGAGTCTCTGGTTTGCTTACATCAGATTCTTCCTAAGTTTCAATCAGAGAATAAATTGCAGAAAGTTCAGTGTATTGTTCTTAGTGATGGTGAAGCAAATCACCTCCCCTATCACAAGTTGGTCAAGCGTCACTGGGATATTGAGCCGCATATGGGGACAAATCAACTCAGAGGTGGTATTTCATTCTTGCGTGATCGTAAGACAGGCAATATATATAAGATTCCATATGGTTGGAATCAATTCACTGATCTTATGTTGACTAATCTTCGGGACAACTTCCCATCAGTGAACTTCATTGGCATTCGTGTCCTTGAGGGTCGTGATGCCAATCCCTTCATTCGACTTTATTATGAGTTTGGTATGGATGAGTATGATAAGATTCAGAATGATTGGAGAAAACTTCGTAGTTTCACTATTAAGAACTCCGGTTATCATGCATACTTTGGATTGTCATCTACATCTCTTTCTCAAGAATCTGAGTTTAATGTCGATGATGGTGCATCAAAAGCAAAGATCAAATCTGCTTTTGTCAAGTCTCTTAAGACAAAAAAACTAAATAAAAAAGTTCTGGGTGAATTTATTTCTCTGGTGGTATGAGACTAAAGCATATTGTTTTAGAAGACACTAAAGAAGTGCTGGTGGTATGCACTAGTGCTATCACCTCTATGGGTATAGGTGCCATGGTGAATCAATACTATCCTGGATACACCGCAAAGATTATATCCGAGAGTTACTACAATCGAGAGACAGTTCAGTAACTGTCCACTGGGGGGTTTAAGACCCCCCTTTTCCGTTTATAATGACTACAGTTCAAACAAAGGTAATGGCATTGTCCTCCGAGTACATCCGCACCTCACTCCAAGAATTGTATGGCACTGAGTTCACCGCTCCTGATGTCCGTGCTTGGTGTGCGATGAATGGTTGTAACTATCAGACGGTCACTAAAAAACTGGAAGACTGCAAAGTTGGTCGTGGTAAGTGGAATTTGGAAGTAACAAAGAAAACTGTAGAAGAACTGGAAGTGACATATAATGCTCCTGCTGCACAAAACCTTATCCCTCAGAAAGATGATTCCTTCGTCCAGTTTGGTAACTTTGCTGATATTAAAAAAATTATTAAGTCCGGTATATTCTATCCATCGTTCATTACGGGTCTATCGGGTAACGGTAAAACGTTCTCTGTTGAACAAGCGTGTGCCCAAATGGGTCGTGAACTTATTAGGGTAAACATTACGATTGAGACTGATGAAGATGATCTCATTGGCGGATTCCGCTTGCTTAATGGCGAGACCGTTTGGCACAATGGTCCGGTCATCGAAGCCTTGGAGCGCGGTGCGGTTCTATTGCTTGACGAGATTGACTTGGCTTCCAACAAAATTCTTTGCCTTCAATCAATCCTTGAAGGAAAGGGTGTCTTCTTGAAGAAGATTGGTAAGTGGGTTGCACCTAAGAGTGGTTTCAATGTAATCGCTACTGCTAACACCAAGGGAAAGGGATCTGATGACGGTCGTTTCATTGGCACTAATGTTCTCAATGAAGCATTTCTTGAGCGTTTTCCTGTGACCTTTGAGCAGGAGTATCCGACTGCTGCAATTGAGCAGCGCATTCTGAATAAGATCTGTGATGATGCTGATTTCTGTAAGCGTCTTTCTGATTGGGCAGACATCATTCGCAAGACCTTCTATGATGGTGGCATTGAAGAAGTCATTTCTACCCGTCGCCTAGTTCATATCGTCAAGGCATATAATATCTTTGGTGAAAAAGCAAAGGCGATTGAAGTTTGTGTAAATCGCTTTGATGATGAAACCAAGCAGGCATTCCTGGAACTGTATGATAAGGTTGATGTAGATTTCAAGATGCCTGGCGAAGAAACCCAACTTTATGTTGTTGACTCTACACCAAAATTTTGATACAATATGATTAATGCATGGTCTCTTTTATTTGATGAATTGAATATGACTGAACACTCTGAGCATTATTATGATTTTGATCGTAATGATCTAAACCGAAAAAATCCGTTTGCAGAAAATAAAATTAGTTTTTCTGAATGTCTAAATTCAACTTCATATGTTGATGGTGCAGGGACAGATACTCTGTCCCTTGATAGTGAATCCTTGACATTTAATGTCAGTGTTCCTAAACTACCCGACACTCCCAAGAACGAAAATGGTTTTTGGAAGTATCATGAGGATGTAATCCTCAAAGAGATTCGTGATTATCTTGGTGGAACCTATCGTTCACACTATGCTTCTCCCGAATCACAAACTCAGACACTTGACCTGATTGAAGGTATTGGTGACGCAGAACCATTCTGTCGATCTAATGCTATCAAGTACCTTTCGCGATTTGGTAAGAAAGGTGGAAAGTCTAAACAAGACATTCTGAAGGCGATTCATTATTGTATCCTTCTTTATCATTTCGCTGGCCTCTGTAATGAAACTTCGACCCCTTATGAAACTTTCTGATAAAACTATTTCTGTCCTGAAGAACTTCTCTTCTATCAATCAGTCTATTCTTTTCAAGGAAGGTAGCAAACTTCGCACTATCAGTGTGATGAAAAACATTCTTGCAGAAGCAACAGTTACTGAAGAGTTCTCTCGTGACTTTGGAATCTATGATCTCAATCAGTTTCTGAATGGATTGGGTCTGCATTCTAGTCCTGAACTTGACTTTGCTAATGATGGATATGTTGTTATCCGTGAAGGTCGTTCTCGATCTAAGTATTTCTTTGCTGATCCTAATGTTATTGTGACTCCTCCTGAGAAAGTAATTTCTCTTCCCACAGAGGATGTCTGCTTTGAGCTTTCTACTTTAGTTCTTGATAAACTTCTGAAAGCAGCAGCAGTCTATCAACTACCTGATATTTGTGCAGTTGGTGAGAATGGTGTTGTGAAATTGGTTGTCCGAGACCGTAAGAATGATACCTCTAATGCTCATGAAGAAGTTGTGGGTGAAACAGATTTGGTTTTCTCCTTTAACTTTAAGGTTGAGAATATCAAGGTTCTTCCTGGAACTTATGATGTGGTTGTATCGCAAAAACTTCTATCACGATTCACCAGTAAAAATCATGATCTGACCTATTATATTGCGTTGGAACCCGATTCCACATTTGGATGAGATGAGTGAAAACACTCTATATCCACGATCTTGGAAATGGTTGTTGTGTAACACATGACGGTTATATTCAACTAGGATATATGTGCCATAGTTTGGAAAAGCACAAGGAGTTAAACCCAACAATAAACTGGGTTCAGACTTATTGGTTGCCTGACGTATTCAAGGACAGATATCCAAGAGTCACAATGCAGTCTCATCAACGGATATCTGACGGTAAACTAGGTTGTGAGAAACTAAAAGACAAATGAACATCTTTGTGACAGACCCCAATCCGGTGATTTGTGCTCAGGTTCTCCCTGACAAACACATCGTCAAGATGCCCTTAGAGTGCTGTCAGATGCTCTCTATCGTTGC